TTTTAATGGGGTTTAGCTCTAAGCGTAGTGAATGATCTCACCCAACGAAGTCACCGGCCTTAACCCTGAAGACCTCATTTCAGGCCACAACGGTCAAAAGCAAATCCTCACCGTCAAGCGCACCTTGGTCGTTCAAACGCCAACGGGTAGAACTCAAATGGTTGAGCGTATCTGTGAAGACCAATACCTGAACACTTACTTGGTTTACTCCTCAAAGCTGAGTGACGGTTTGGTTTATGAGGTTGCTGATTACATCAAACCATCAGTCATTACCCATTACCAGGGATTCACTGACGCGCTACTCGATGACTTCCGCCAGAAAGCATTTGCTGCCTTTGCTCAGTCCGAACGCGAGGCCAACGCTCTACGGGCCAACGCTGAGAGTTTGGCGGCATCCATTGCTAAGGCTCCGGTCAATCTAGGCCTTAACTGAACATGACGCCTAAAATGCAGGCGTTTGCCGATGCGCTACTGGCAGGCAAGACCGGCTCTGATGCGTACCGTTTGGCTTATCCAGATTCTAAGGCTAACCCGAGGGTAGTAAGCGTTAAGGCGGCTCGTCTATCACGTCACCCTGAGATAATGGCTGTAATCGCAAAGGAACGGGCAAAGACGGCCAATCGTGCAGCTTGGTCACGGGAGGAAATGATTACCACGCTGCGCGAGATAGCTGAAGCCAAGGATTCGCCAAAGTCGGCACGCACTGGCGCAATTGCTCAGGCTTCACGAATGCTCGGTTTCGACGCTCCTCAGAAGGTTGAGGGTGTAAACGGTGGTGCTCCTATCGTCGTCCAGTGGCTTAAATCATGAGCAACATCGTAATTCCCTACCTGCCGCGCAGCCAATTCGTGCCATTTCATGACCGTGATGAGCGGTGGGCGGTGCTGGTTGTTCATCGTCGTGGTGGCAAAACGGTGTCGGCAATCAACGACCTGATTAAAAGTGCGCTTACCTGCACGCTGCCGTCACCTCGATTCGCTTACGTTGCGCCAACCTTCGCACAAGCCAAAGACGTGGCGTGGTCTTACCTGCTGAAGTTCACTGACCCGATTCCTGGGCGTGTGGTGGCAACCTCTGAGCTGCACGTCACAATGGCAGGGGATAGGCGAGTTCGCCTCTACGGTGCTGACAATTACGATCGGATGCGTGGCATTTACCTAGATGGCTGCGTGATTGATGAGCCTGCGGACATGGACCCGAACGCTTGGTTTGAGGTTATTCGGCCTGCGCTGTCGGATCGTCGCGGTTGGTGTGTGTGGATTGGCACGCCAAAGGGAAAAGACGCATTTTATCGGCTCTACGCGAATGCGCTGAATGATCCCGAGTGGTTCACGCTTCACTTGCCTGCTTCACGCTCTGGCATCATTGCACCTGATGAGCTGGAAAGCGCACAAAAGGCCATGCGTTCGACTACTGGCGCTTACGAACGCGAATACGAATGCAGCTTTGAAGCTCCGATACCTGGCTCAATCTACGGCGACATTCTAAGCAAGATGCGCGGCAACGGGCAGGTTAAAGACTTCCTCGTAGATTCCGCTTACCCTGTGTTTGCTGCGTGGGACATTGGGTGGTCTGACGAAACCAGTGTTTGGCTCTTCCAGATTGCAGGCCGCGAGGTGCTGTGGCTCTGGCACACACGCCAAAAGCACAAGACGGCTGCGCAAATGGTGAAGATCGTGACTGAGAGCGGCATTCCGATAACGGGTAACTTCCTGCCGTGGGATTCACGCGCAACCGCTGCAAGCGTAGGCGTGAGCTACAAAAGCGAATGCGAGAAAGCGGGGCTGATGAACGTAAAGGTAATGCCTCCAACGCGTGAGATTTGGGCAGGCATCAACGCTTCACGCGACATTCTGAGCCGGTCTTACTTCCGCATTCCTGCCTGTTCGCAAGGTTTAGAGGCGCTGTCAGCCTATCAGTCGAAGGAGACGGTGAGCGGTGGCGCTATTTCGGCTGAACCATTGCACAATTGGGCATCACACGACGCTGATTCATTTCGCTACGCATGTGAGGCAATTTCGTTGGGGATGGTGAAGACTCCTGCTGCTCGGCGCATGGCTGAGATTGTGCCTGATGCGCTTGATGGTTCTGCCGTGGACGTGGGTTATGTGCGTGAGCGGCAACGTGACAAAAGCAGAGGAATGGCCTTAGACACGTTTAAGCTGTGATTCCCTACGTTGTAGCACGCGCCATTTACGATCGCGAGCCGTGCGCCAGGTCATTCAATGAAGACTTGGAGCTTCACCTGATGAATGGAGTCGTGTTCTCAACGGCTGATTTCTTCCTGATGGGGCGAGCGGTGCCGCGTGGTGCGTGTCACGCCGATGTCATCAATCCTGCCGTGGTCTTCGCTGCTTCGCTTTGTGACTGCTGGCACGTTCACGTTTTAGCCGGTAATGGGCGCAAAGCGTGGTCGATCCTGCCGTATCCCCTGCAATGGATGAGCTTCGAGCGCAACAACCGCTTGAAGTTCTATCCAATGGCGGACATGCAAAGAATCTTCTCCTTCCTCAAATGAAAAAACATCAAATCGAGCATCAGCGTTCACGGGCAGTTAATGCCTTTCCAATGCAACAACAACAAAAGGGCGGTGGCGGTGGGCCTGCTGCTCCTGCTGCCATTGCGCCGCCTGTGACGCAATCGGTGACTGAGGTTAACCAAGCCAAGCGGGACACGCAAAGACAGGCTGGAAAGGCCAAGGGATACGCTTCTACGGTGCTCGCTGGTGAAACCAATGGCTATGGCGCCAACCCAACTGCTCAGAAGTCAACCGTGCTTGGAGGCTAAAGCATCATGGAACACTCAAACGATCCTAAGAAGCTGCTGGCTTCTCAAATCATCCAGCGTCACCAAGCTCTAAAGGCTGGGCAATCGCAGTTTAGAACGCTATGGCAGGAAGCGGCGGATTACATTCGCCCTCGCAAGGGTGGCATTCAGTCAACCGTCACGGCTGGCTCAAATCAGTTCTCGCAAATCTACGATACCACTGCGGGCGAGTCCGCGGACATCTTCGCTGCTGGTGTGATGACGCAACTGACGCCAGCCGGTGAGCTGTGGGCACGGTTAAGCGCCAAGGAAGGGGCTGACCAAGCTGAACGCGATTGGTGGGATGACTGCTCGCAACGCATGATGAAAATCATTCACGGCTCAAACTTCTACCTCGGCTGGCATGAAGACCTCGATGACGCTGGCATCTTTGGCACTTCTAACCTGTTTGTTGAAGAGTCTGAGAAAACCGTCATTAACTGCGTAAACGTTCCCATTGGTTCCTTTACCATTGCGGAAGACTCTGAGGGCATGGTTGACACGGTTTATCGTGAATGGGAATGGACAGCTCGCCAGTGTGAACAGAAGTGGGGGCGTGAGTGCCTGTCTAAAGCGATGTGTGATGCGTGTGACTCCAAGGCTGCGGCTGAAGCTGACCGTAAGTTTACGATCATCCACGCTGTTTATCCACGAAACAAAGAGGCTGTTCGTGATGGTCAAGTGGTGGGCAAGCTGCGGCCTATCGCATCGGTTTATGTCGAGGTGGGCAGTCAGCACGTCATTCATGAGGATGGTTATTACGAAATGCCCCACTGTTGCGGGCGTCTGCTACGCTCAAACGGTGAGCTTTACGGTCGCGGGCCTGGCACTGACAAGATGGTGAACATCAAATTGGCCAATCGGATGAAGCTAGACCTGCTCCTAGCTCTGGAAAAGCAGGTTAAACCGTCGTGGCTGATGCCTGATGACAACGCTTCACGTCCTGATAACCGTCCTAACGGTGTCACCTACTGGGATGCGTCCAATCCAGCGAATAAACCTGAGCAAATCCGCAATGAGGGGCGTGTTGATTTCGCAATGGAAGGCTTGAAGGCTGAACAGTCGGCCATTCGTGAAGGTTTCTTCGTGAATATGTTTCAAATGCTATCCAACGCTGACCAAATGAAGCGGGACAAGACCGCTTTCGAGGTGAGCCAACTGGTGCAAGAGAAGCTGCTGATGTTCTCGCCTCTGTTTGCTCGCATCACACAGGAGAAGCTAAACGTGTTCATGCATCGCGTGTTTGGCATCTGTATGCGTGCAGGCGTGTTCTTGCCTCCACCTGATTCAGTCGTGCAAAAGGGCGTTGTGGACTATGAAGTAGAGTACGTTTCCAAGATCGCATTGGCAATCCGTGCGGCTGAGGACAATTCGCTTGTGGTAATGATGCAGTTGGTAGCGGAAATGATGCAGTTTGATCCTTCCGTCATCCATGTGTGCAAGTGGCGTGATGCGTTCCGGCGTTCAGCGTCGAACAAAGGGTTTCCTACTGCTCTCATTCGCACGGATGAAGAGGTTGATTCGATCATGCAGGGCATTGCTCAACAGGCTGCGGCTGCGCAAGCTCCTGATGCCATGAACAAGATGGCTGGGGCTGCTCAGAAGCTCGGGCCTGCTGGTCAACGCAAGATGCTTGACGCTATTCCCGTATGAAACACCTAGCCGATGAATTAGCCGATATTCGGCACGTTAAAGAGGAGAAACAACAGCTTCGCATGGCTTATGCGCGGCTGTTCTCCTCAGTCGATGGGATGGCAGTGCTGGCCGATCTTCAAGCGCAATTTGGCTGGCGTGATGGCGTGGAACGCTCAACCTACCAATTCGGAATCGCACCCAACGATTTCATTCACCGTGACGGAGCTAAAGAGCCGATCCGTCATATCCTTCGACAAATAAGCCAGATAGACGGGGAACTTAAACCAAAACCAGAAGCAGTATCATGAGTAAAATCACCTATTCCGTAGCCGATGGCTACGTCTTACGCGGCGAAGAGCCGATTGCCCAGTATGAAGACGGTCAACTTACCTTCTTAGAAGGCAAAGACAAATATCGCGCTCCTGTGGTGCGTTACCTGCGAGAGAACAACCTTGCGGCTGATGTCGCTCCTACTCGCCCAGGTGAGGAGTTGCCGACTGATCCAGGTTCACCACGATTGCCTGAGCTGGTTGAAGCTGTGGTTGATGAAGTGGTGGCTGTGCCTGCCGCGGTGGTGGCTCCTGTGGTGGTCAAGGCACTGCCTGCTGCGGTCAAGGTGTATGCTGATGCGCCTGTGATGACGCCTGAAGAGGGTGAGAAGACTCCTGCGTTTGCTCGCTGGCTCATTGCCAATCATCCAGAAGATGCGCGGTCACGTTCCGCTTTGCGTAATTTTTTTCAGTAATCCAATTCCCATTCCATGAATATCAATCGTTTCCTTAAATTCTATGACGCTCCTTCTGCTGCTGGCGGTGCCTCTGGTGGCGTTTCTACTGATGGCGGCTCTGCTGCTGCTGCCACTTCGGGCAATGTTGTTAGTGGCGCTGCTGCCGCCTCAACCAATACGGGAGCGGCTGCTGGCGCTCAACAGGCTGGTGCTGCTGCATCAGGACAAGCGGCAAGCAGTCTATCACCGGCAGACGTTCGAGGTCTAATGAACGAAAAGGGTGAGTTCACTTCACCCGATTGGGCGAAACAGTTGGGCCTTCCTGAAGCGTTCGCATCCAAGTTCAAGACCGTTGACGGTGCGCTGAAGAGCTACGCCAATCTTGAAAAGATGCTGGGCAATCAGAACAAGGTGGCTGTGCCTGGTGATAACGCATCGAAAGAGGAAATTGCGCTGTTCCGCTCAAAGATTGGCGTTCCTGAGAAGGCTGACGGTTACAAGATCGCCAAGCCTGAAGGTCTGCCTGATGAGTTGTGGGGCGCTGATCGTGTCACGGCTTACCAAGCTAAGGCTCATGAGCTGGGATTGACCGCAAAGCAGGCGGAAGGGCTGGCTGCGTGGCAGGCTGAACAGTTGGGCGGTGATGTGAAGACCAACCAGGCTGCTATTCAGGCCTACCGTGATGCTACGGTGGCAGAGCTGAAGAAGGAGTGGGGTGGTAACTTTGAAGCGAACGTGGCACTGGCTGAACGTGGCGCAGCGGCTGCTGGGCTTACGGCTGATGTGCTGAAGAGTACGCCTGAGCTGTCGAACAATCCCCATTTCATCCGCGCAATGCAGGCCGTTGCGCTGAAACTGGGCGAAGATCGGAGTGCAGCCAATATCAGGGCTGCGTCTGGCAATAACCTAGCCGTAAACACGCCGGAAGCGGCAAGCATGGAGATTGCAAAGATTCGTGCTGATGCGAATCACGCCTACAATAACCCGAAGGCATCACCTCGTGACCGTGAAGCGGCTGTGGCTTACGTTCAAAAGCTCTACGCGATTAAAAATCCTGAGGAGCAAAGTTGAGCATTTAGCTAGGAAGACCCTCTCAATCTAACGGTTGAGGGGGTTTTTTGTGCGTTGACACACGGTTTAAGCGGTTTCAGTGAGTTTATTCAGCAAAAGCAGAGGGAACTCACAATGAGCCTCGGCAAGCGACCTTCTTAGGTAGCGCCGAATTGTTCGGGAACGCATGACGCCTGGGAAACAACCTAGTCCGATTC